AACAACCGCACCTGTTCGTCCTCGGCCTGTGGGAGCATCCGGGTGGCAACGCCTCTTGGACGGTCGATCACGACGCGGTCGAGGCTGCCGTCATGGACGCTTTCCGACGGTTCAAGGTCGTGGAGATGTCGGCTGACCCGCCCTATTGGTCGCAGCAGCTCCAGCGGTGGGCCGAACTCTACGGGGAGGACAGGGTGCTGGCCTTCAACACGGCAGTTCGTAAGCGGATGGCCGAGGCGTGCTCGTCGTTTTACCAGGCGGTCGTCGCCGACGGCCTGACCCACGATGGGCATAACGGTTTGGCACGGCACATCGACAATGCGGTGCTGAAAGAAACAGCGCAGGGCGCGTACATCACCAAAGAAGACAAGGCTTCGCCCCGTAAGATTGACGCGGCTATCGCTGCCGTCATCGCCTACAACCGCGCGGCGTGGCATCACATGAATCCGACTAAGCCGATTGTGGCGGGAGTTCACTTCGTATGACTGCGAGTCTGCTTCAGGCGACGGGTATCATTTTGCTGGCAGTAGGAGCTGGAATGATGATGCCTGCGTTGGGTGTCATCGTCGGCGGGCTGGGCGTGCTGGCGTTCGGGCTGGCCCTTGAAAGGCGTGGCTAATGCTCGGGAATCTGTTTGAGCGACGGGGCACATTCCAAAGCCTGTGGGGGTCCGGCGCTCTGTTCGACCGCACGTCCTACACCGGGGTAACGGTCACCGAGGACACGTCGCTGCGGCTCTCTGCCGTCTACGCCTGCGTCCGTCTCATTTCTGACACGATTTCTACGCTGCCGGTCGATCAGTTCATCCGGCGCGACGGCCAGCGGCTCCCCTACCGGCCACGCGAGGAGTGGGTGCAGAACCCGTCGATGCTCGTTGACCGCACGACGTTCTACCAGCAGGTCATCGTCTCCCTCCTCCTCGACGGCAACGCCTTCGTCCACCTTGCCCGCGACGCGGACGGCAGCATCGTTGAGATGAACGTGCTAAACCCGACCGACGTTGAGCCGTACATCGGCACGCAGGGCAAGTTCTACCGGATGCACTCCACCGGCACGGTCTACCAGGCCAACGAGATGCTGCACATCACGGAGATGCTGCTTCCCGGTGATGTTCGCGGTGTGTCGCGGATCAAGAAGGCGAAGGACAGCCTTGGACTCGGCCTTGCGCTGGAGGAGTATGCGGCCCGCTTCTTCGGCAACGGCGCGTATGCCGGTGGCGTTATCGAGTGGCCGAACGAGATTTCTTCCGACCAGGCCCGCGAGATTGTCAACTCTTGGGAGGCGAACCACAAGGGTCTGCGCCGCGCCCACCGTCCCGCCGTCCTCTACGGGGGTGCAAAGTTCACGCCGACGACGGTGGACCCGCAGGACTCTCAGCTTCTTGACGAGCGCCGGTTCGCCGTTGAGGAGGTCGCCCGTATTTTCCGCGTCCCGATGTTCATGCTGGGCGTGACGACGCCGGGGGCCGTTTCTTACGCTTCGGTGGAACAGCAGATGCTTTTCTTCTCTCAGCACACGATTCAGCCGTATGTGCAGAAGATTGAGACTGCGTTCTCCAACCTGCTTCAGAACCCGCAGACTTTCCTCCGGTTCAACCTGTCCTCGCTGGTCCGGGCCGACCTCGACACCCGCACCAAGGCGTACTCGTCGGCCCTGCTCGCCGGATACATGTCGGTCAACGACGTTCGCGCGCTGGAGGACATGCGTGCGGTCGAGGACGGAGACCAGTACCGCGTTCCGGTTCAGAACATTCCGTTGACGGACGCTGAGGTCATTTCTGTGCAGCAAAAGGCGCGCGCCGCACAGTCGCTCACCATCGCAGGGTTCACGTCAGAGTCCATCGCGCAGTTGCTTGACCTTGACCTTGAATCGACCGGATTGCCGTCCGTTCAGCTTCAGCCGCCGCCTGACCCAGAACCCGAGGAAGGCTGATGCCAGTTACGCAAGCACAGTTCACGCTGACTCTAGGTACGGCTATTCGTATTGTTGCGCCGGACACGATGCCGCACGAAGTGACGTTGCACCACATGAATAAGTCTTCCAACGAATACATTTTCGTCGGGAACTCAGAGGTCAGCACGGCAAACGGAATTCACATTGACCCAGGTGGGACTCTGGCGCTGACATTGCAGCCGAATGATGACCTGTGGGCAGTTTCCGACCCTAGCGGTTTGGAGGTCGGCGTCGTTGACATTCGGAAGACCCGATAATGCCGTACTACATCTCTAACGATAATCCTGACTGTTCCGGTTGGGCTGTGGAGAAGGATGACGGGGAGGTCATCGGCTGCCACACGACGAGGCAGGATGCCATCAATCAGATGGTTGCCGTGTCGATTGCGGAGGAGATGGAACCGGGAGGCGAACGGCAAGTCAGCCTGAGCCTTCCGTCGTACATCCGTGATGCTGCCGCACGGGGGCTGGAGTTTTACGAGGACGGTCTTGGCGGCGACGGTCTTGTGGACCGGACGATCCGCGAGGCGCGTGCGATGGTGCGAGGCGAGATTTCCGAGGACAAGGTCATCCGGGTTGCTGCGTGGGCCGCACGGCATGAGCCTGACCTGCGCGCGGACGGTGCAAAGCCTGGGGAGGATGGTTTCCCAACGCCGGGTGCTGTTGCCCATTACCTGTGGGGTATTCCGACAAGCGAGCGGTACGATGACGCTCGCGCATGGTTCGACAGAAAGGCAGAGCAGGTGAAGGAAGAGCAGGATCGCGCCGTGGTTCCTCCTGTCGAGCCGCGCACCAAGGACTCCGGTGTTGAGTTCCGTCAGTTCACCGCAGAGATGCGGGCGACCGGCGACGGCAACACGTTTGTCGGATACGCCGCACGATTCAACTCTGACTCCCAGCCGCTCCCGTTCGTTGAGCGCATCATGCCGGGGGCGTTCCGCAAGACCCTCGGGTCGAAGCGTGATGTGCGCCTGTTCATCAACCACGACTCCGGCCAGGTTCTCGCGTCGAAGCGTTCCGGCACCCTCCGGCTGGAGGAGGACGAGCGCGGTCTTCGCGTTGAGGCCGATCTGCCGGACACGCAGAGCGCCCGCGACCTGAAGGAACTGATGCGTCGCGGCGTCGTTGACTCCATGTCCTTCGGTTTCACCGTGCCGCGTGGCGGCGATTCGTGGTCTGACGATGGTTCGCGCCGTGAACTCCGCGAAATCACCCTCCACGAGGTTTCGGTCGTCACCGGGTTCCCGGCTTACGAGGCGACCTCCGCTGCGGTTCGCAGTCTGGAGGCCGTGTGCGAGCGCACCGGAATGTCTGTAGATGAGATTGCTGACGTTCTTCAGCGTCTTGCCGACAAGCCGGAGGACGCGAAGCCTGACGAGCCGAACCTTCTTGAACTGAAGCGGAAGCGTTCCGAGCTGCTGGCGAAGAAGCCTCTCTGATTTTTCGCAGTTTCGTGGGGTAACATTTTTGTATGCGCCCTAACCACGGGACTGCCACGCCCTAACCACGGGACGGCATAAATCAAATCAACCTATCTATGCCACCTTGGAGGTGCGCTATGCAGGACTACATCAAGCGGCAGCAGGAGCTCCGCATGAACGCCTGGGAGCAGGCGAAGGAGCTCCTTGACCACGCTGCGTCTGAGAACCGTGACCTCACGGCTGAGGAGCAGCAGACCTACGACCGGATCAACACCGAGCTCGACGAGCGTTCGGCTGTTGTTGAGCGTCTGTCGAAGGACGCCGAGCGCGAGGCGCGTGCGGCTGAGCTTCGTGCGCCCGAGGCGGTCCAGACCCGCACGGCCCCGGAGCGTCCGTCTGACGCGGACATGCTTCGCAAGCTGGTTTCGGGCGAGGTCCGTTCCTACACGTTCGGCGATGAGAAGCGTGACCTGACCACGGGCGACGACGGCCAGGTCGTTTCGCAGGGCTTCTACCCGCAGCTTCAGCGGAAGCTGGAGTACGTCGGGCCGATGCTTGAGCCGGGGATCGCCACGATTCTCCGTACTGACATGGGCAACGACATCAAGGTTCCGGTTGAGTCGACCCGTTCGGCTGCGACCGCGACCGCTGAGGCCGCTGTCTTCGGCGAGAGCGACCCGTCGTTCTCGACCATCACCCTCCGTTCGCACAAGTTCGGAACCCTCGTCCAGATCAGCCGCGAGCTGCTGGAGGACTCGGGTATCGACATCGTGGCGTTCCTCGCCGACCAGTTCGGTGTCGCGCTCGGTACGGCGGTCAACGCCAAGCTGACGCTGGGCACCGGCACCGTCGAGCCGAACGGCATCGTCACGGCGTCCGGCGCTGGCAAGACCGGCGGCACGGGCGTTTCGGGTGCGTTCACCGCGGACAACCTCATCGACCTGGCGCACTCGGTTGACGCGGCTTACGCCCGTCGTCCGGGGACCGGGTTCATGATGAACCGTGCGTCGCTCGGTGCTGTCCGCAAGCTCCAGGACAGCAACGGCTACATCTACAACCCGCAGGTGTCTGGTCCCGACCAGCTCCTCGGCTTCCGTATCATCGAGAACCCCGACATCGTCTCTGCGGCGACGAGCGCCAAGTCGGTCCTGTTCGGTGACTTCGCTGCCTACCACGTCCGTATGGTCGGGGCTGGCGTTGAGGTCGCGCGTTCGGACGACTACGCCTTCGCCAACGATCTAGTGACCTTCCGCGCTTCGATGCGCGTTGATGGCGATCTGGGTGGCGGCGGTTCCGACGCCGTGAAGCATTTTGTCGGTGGCGCTAGCTGATAACGGGTAATCTCCGGGGCGGGTCGGCAGCGCAGGGCTGACCCGCCCCGGAACCTGCGTCCTGCGCCCTGCGAAAGCCTGCGAAATGAGTAAGATCCGTTCTCCCCGCATCTTCTGGTATTCCAACCATCCCAGCGTTCCGACTGGTTATGGGACGCAGACGGCTCAGGTGATCCGTCGGATGAAGAAGCGCGGCCACGATGTTGTGGTTCACGCGAATTTCAATCAGCAGATGGGCGAAGGCAAGTGGAGCGGGATGCGGATTCTCCCGCAGGGTTTTGATGCCTGGTCGAATGACATCATCCTGCCGCACTACAACGCTGTTCAGGCAGAGTCGGATGTGCCGCTTAGGATGGTGACTCTGTGTGACGTGTGGGTGCTTACGAACCCGCGTCTGGCCGAACTTGACAAGATTTGGTCGTGGACCCCGGTCGATCACATGAATGTCCCGCCGCAGGTGTTGGCGTGGGCGCAGCGTCCGAACGTCCTGTCGATTGCCATGTCGCAGCATGGGAAGGCCGCGTTCGACCGGGCCGACGTGGAGTCTGTCTACATTCCACACGCGCTGGAGAAGCATTGGAAGCCTTCTCCTATGCCGGAAGATCCGTTCCCCGGACGGTTCCTTGTCTCCGCAATCAACGCCAACAAGGGCGTGCTGCCGAACCGGAAGGCATGGGGGGAGAACCTGCTTGCGTTCGCCCTGTTCGCGCAGAAGCACGATGACGCGCTGCTCTACATGCACACAGACCTGAAATCGCCTATCGGCATCGACCTGATGGCGCTCGTCAAGGCGTGCGGCATTTCTGCCAAGCAGGTCGTGTTCGCCGACCAGTATGACCACCGGCTTGGCGTGCCGGATGCGAAGATGGCTGAGATTATGACGCGGACCGACGTGCTGCTGGCTGCGACCATGGGAGAAGGGTTCGGCCTGACCGTGCTAGAGGCTCAGGCGTGCGGGACCAGGGTCATCGTGTCCAACTTTTCCGCACAGCCGGAGCTCGTAGGTGATGGCGCGCTGGTCGAG